AGCCAGCAAGCAGAAGCTGTAGATAATAATTTAATGCGCCAAAGTGACTCAAGAATGCCTATCTTTAAAGAGAGAAGCTCTAAAGTTACCTTTGGTAAAGGTACTTAATTAATAATTTTGGAGGTTTAAATGGCTTATCCTGTAGTGAACGGCCCTTACGGGTTAAAACCTGTAAATTTAATCGGCGGTCAAGTATTTGCGGGTTCTACTCGTAACTTGCCTATTCAGTATGGTTACGCGACTAGCATTTTTTATGGCGATTTTGTAGTACTATCTCGTGGATTCATCACAAGAGCTTCTGTTACAACTGGTACTACTACAGACCAAGTAACGGGTATTTTCTTAGGATGTTATTACACAAGCCCAACTACTAAACAGCGTTTGTGGTCACAATATTACCCAGCAAGTGTTAACGCTGGGGATATCACTGCAATTATCTGTGATGATCCTGATACAGTATTTAAAGCAGTTGTCTGCTCTTCAGGTACTACAGTGTCTTCTGGTGCATTGGCTATGGTTGGTCAAAATGTGTCAGGTATTAACAACACAGGTAACTCAAACACAGGCGATTCTGCTAATGCTATTTTGGCTCCTGTTGATACTCCTGTAACAACAACTTTACCATTCCGTATTGTTGACGTTATCCGTGATACAGCTGTGTCGTTAGGCACTGCTACATACACAAGCATTTCAACTGCAACAGTAACGTGCTCTGCATTACCACAAGCGTTAGTTGTTGGTACCGATGTAGGTTCACTTGATTCATCTGGTCAGCTTATTCAAGCAGGTTCTTTTGTTGATACAGCTGCAGCTGCTGGCGCTACTTCATTTGTTTTGAACCAAGCTCCTTCTACAGCATTTGCATCAAGTTCTACATTAGTATTCACTCAATACCCAGAAGTATTGGTCAAATTAAACTTTGGCTTGCATGGGTATTACTCTGCAACCTCTATCGCTTAAGGAGCAATAAAAAATGGCAATTTCTAGAGCACAGCTATTAAAAGAGTTATTACCGGGCCTTAACGCGTTATTCGGTTTAGAGTACGCACGCTACGGTGAACAACATAAAGAAATTTATGAAATTGAATCTTCTGAGCGTTCATTCGAAGAAGAAACAAAACTTTCAGGGTTTGCTGCAGCGGCGGTTAAATCAGAGGGTTCTGCAATTCAGTATGAAGCCGGTCAAGAAGCTTGGACTGCACGCTATAACCACGAAACAATTGCTCTTGGCTTCTCATTAACTGAAGAAGCTGTAGAAGATAACTTGTACGACTCATTGTCTGCTCGTTATACAAAAGCGTTGGCTCGTGCTATGGCATACACCAAACAAGTAAAAGCGGCGGCTGTTTTAAACAACGGCTTCAACTCTGCTTATACTGGTGGTGACGGTTCAGCATTGTTCTCAGCTTCGCACTCATTAGTGTCTGGCGGCACAAACTCAAACATCCCATCAACTCCTGCTGATTTAAACGAAACTTCTTTAGAAGCGGCTGTTATTCAAATCGCACAATGGACTGATGAACGTGGTTTGTTGATTGCTGCTAAACCTAAAAAATTGATTGTTCCACCTGCACTTCAATTCGTTGCAACTCGTTTGCTCGAAACAGAACAACGTGTAGGCACAACCGATAACGACATCAACGCGTTAAAAAACAACGGTTCTATCCCAGAAGGTTACACTGTTAATAACTTCTTAACAGACACCAATGCGTGGTTCTTAACTACTGATGTACCAAACGGTTTGAAACATTTCGTGCGTCAATCATTGGTAACTTCATCAGATTCTGATTTTGATACTGGCAACATGAGATATAAAGCTCGTGAGCGGTACTCATTCGGCTGGAGTGACCCATTAGGTATGTATGGTTCTTCAGGTTCAAACTAAGTAAAATCAACTACTTAGGTAGATTAAGGGTCTCTTAGGAGACCCTTTTTTATTACTTAAATAAAATTATCGTGACATCGTCACAAAAGTATGTATAATCTCTCATAACCTTTATATCGGAGATAATACTAATGAAAAATGTAATTTACAAAATAAGAAACGTAGTGAATGGTAAATTTTATGTGGGCAGTACCGTAGATAGTAGAGTTAGGTTTCAAACGCATCGCCGTAACTTAAAAAAAGGAAAACATCAAAGCCCTCATATGCAAGCTGCATGGGATAAATATGGAGAAGATTGTTTTAAATTTGAGGTGGTAGAGGTTATTGAATTTTCAGAAGATTTATTAACCGCAGAGCAAAAATGGTTAGACGACCATGCAGGAAAACCGTACTGTTACAATTGGGCAACCGATGCAAGTGCGCCTATGCGAGGAAAAAAGCATACTGAAAAAACAATAGCACTTGTTAAAGCTAACAGGACTGCACCAAAAGGGGAGACTCATTATAGATTTGGCAAACAACTTTCAGATGAAATACGTAAAAAAATAAGTGAAGCTCAGAAAGGTGTTAAAAAAGCACCTAGAGTATATACAGAAGAAGGATTACGTAAAGCTCAAGAGACTATGAAGCGTAACGCCAGACCACAAGAACATACTCCTTTAAATGAGGTACTAGCTAAGTTTCCAGAAGAAGTGCGTAATAAGTACGATTTTACTAATGCCATCTACACAGGGGCGTTAAATAGAATTACAGGCTGTATATGCCCTACGCACGGAGAGTTCTCTCAATATGCGGCTCAATTTAGAAAAGGGTCAGGCTGTGCAGAATGCGGAGCACTTATTAGAAATGAGAAGAAACGTATTGAAATGAAGATGAAATGGTCAACTGAAGAGGGTCGTAAAAAGATGGGTAGAGGAGCCAATAAAATAGTTGCATAATCAACCAATTGGTGTACTATCAGCCTATATCTAGGAACTTAATTATTTGCGCAGATTGACCTAGCAAGCTTTACACAAGACTGCGTATCTTACGTGTATTTGGAGATTAAAATGGGTTTAGCATCACACTTTGGTCCTTGGAGACTTGGAACCGTACCTAACACAACTGGCACAACTGCTGGTACTATCAACAATATGGGCGTCACTGAGGTCACTCAAACTATTACCCTACCTTTCGCGTCAATCAATAGTTCGCTTACTGGTACTGCGTTTGTGCTTCCAGCAGGGGCAATGATTACGTATTTTAAATTCTACGTTACATCCACATTTAGTGGTGCAACAACAGTCAAGTTAAGTATTGGTGCTACTGACGTTACAGCTGCTACTACTGTTACAGGTCCCGCTGCTCCAGCTAATATGACAGCTGCAACTGCCGCTGATGCTGTAACATCTTTGTTTAATAATGTCGGTACTACAGATGCGATTGTTACTTATACAGCTACTAAAGCAGCAACTTTAACTACGGGGTCTGTGACGCTTCAAGTTACGTACACTGTTCGCTTGTCTGACGGTACTTACAATCCAACATCGCAAACTGCGTAATTAGTCTGCGGGGGAGTTTACCTCCCCCCTTTTAAATAGGAGATTAGTTATGAGTATGCAGTATGATGTCAAGAGTGCGCATAGAAGTACGGCAGGTAGTTTTTACGGAAGTCGAGTGCGGCTTAAAGGATTTGTGGTGGTACCAGCTGCTAGTACAGCGACTACAGTTACCTTTAAAGATGGTAGTGCTACCGGAGCTACTCTATGTGAAATAGACCTACCTTCTAATACAAACCCAATTCCGTTTTATGTATCTATCCCTCAAGAAGGTATTGTGTTTCAGGATGGGATTTATATGGCTCTTAGCGCGGCTTTAACCGGCGTGACTATTTTTTACGGGTAAGCCATGATGGACGACCAAATTAAACTTGCAGTTCATGAAAACGAGATTAAACACTTGCAAACTGATATGGACAAATTGGTTAAAGATATGGAAGAACTTAAAGCTTCCGTTGCTGATATAAGCAAAACTCTTTCAGAAGCTAAAGGCGGATGGCACGTTTTAATGGTTATGGGTGGTGCAGGTGCAGCTTTTGGTGGTTTAGTTGGCTGGGCGTTTGAACATTTCTCAGGTAAATAAGATGGCAAAGAAAGCTCCAGTATTAGCAGTAGGTAGAGGTGAGAAACTTCCCGTCTCTAAGGGCGCAGGTCTTACAGCCAAAGGTCGTGCAAAATATAATGCGGCTACGGGCTCTAACTTAAAAGCACCAGCACCTAACCCTAAAACCAAAAAAGATGCAGGGAGACGTAAATCTTTCTGCGCTCGTATGAGTGGTATGCCTGGTCCTATGAAAGACGAGAATGGTAAGCCTACACGCAAAGCAGCCTCTTTAAAGCGGTGGAACTGCGGTGCCTAGTACATCACTCAAACAGAAAAAATTTATGGCAGCTGCCTCTCACAATCCTAGCTTTGCAAAGAAAGCGGGTATACCAGTAAGTGTAGCTAAAGAGTTTAATCAAGCCGATAAAGGCAAAAAATTTAAAGAAGGTGGCAATGTGGCTAATCTAAAAAAGTTATTTAAAGGTAAAGAAACCTATAGCGAAGAGCTTAAAGAAGGTAAAGCTATTAAGTCTGGTAAACTCACTCCACAGCAATATGCCAAAGGTGAGAAGATGGAAGACTCTAAAAAGATGAAGAAAGGCGGTGTTACTCGCGGTGATGGTTGCGTAACTAAAGGTCACACTAAAGGTAAGATGATGGCTATGGGCGGCTCTTGCTATGCTAAAGGCGGTGTTACTCGTGCAGACGGTGTAGCAACTAAAGGTCACACTAAAGGTAAAATGGTTTAGGAGACTGTCATGGTTAAGAAAATAGATGCTGAGTCTGTAGCTAGGGAAGATATGCCTTCTTACAAAGATAGAGGATTAATGTCACGAATTAAAAAAGCTATTGATGAAGGCCACGACCCTAAAAACCTACCTGAAATGATGCGTAGAAAAACTGCAGCTGAAACAGATGCAGGTAAGGGTGAAGGTATTCTTCAAAAGTTAATTAGTCCTTATAAAACTAGTTCAGACTCTGAGTACAGTAAACGTAATTCGTTAAAACAGAAACAAGCTGAAGATGAGTATAAAAATACCAAGTCTGATATGGCTGCTAGTGCTCTTGGTATAAAAAGCAAACCTTCAGTGAAGGTAGATACTCGTGACATGGATTACGGTAATAGACCTAATGATGTTCCTGATGCTGTAATTAAGAAAACTGAAATTGTAAAAACTGCACCCGTAGTTTCAAAACCTAAAGGCCTTACTGAAGGCCAAAAAGCTAGAGACCAGGTAGCGCGAATGCGTGATATTTATAATAGCGACCCTGAGTTTACAGGTGATAAAGATTTACCTAAACCTTCAGAGCTTAAAGACACTGACTTTAAAAAAGGCGGTATGACTAAACGTCCACCTAAACCTGCTAAGAAAGTACCGGCTAGAAAGTTTGCATCGGGTGGCAATGTATCACGTACATCGGCTTCTAAACGTGGTGATGGTTGTGCAACTAAAGGTCATACAAAGGGTAAATACCTATGAGACCCTGCAGAGGTATGGGGGCAGTTAACCCTAAAAAACTCCCTGGACGAAAAGGTAAAAAGAAATGACAACATCGGGTACAGCAAACTTT